GACTCGCGGCGTAACTGGTTGGATGACGATGAAGAAGAATTTGACGACGAAGAACTGATTGAAGACGAGGAAGAGGGGCACTGCCCTGAAGACCTCGAAGTAGAAGGCCCGTCCTACGCCCCGGTGTTCACCGGCCTTCTGGATGCCTCCGGAAACCCCATCATCCGCCACCCTGTGGTGATGCGCGTCGGGTTCCATCCGGAGCGGAACAAGTACCACGCACCCACGCTCGAAGACAACGGTTTCGAAGAGACCGGCGATAGGATTTTCGGCTGGGTCTATGACTCCTGAGGGCTATGCCTGCGCTTGAAAACCCACAGCATGAAATGTTCTGCAATTTCATTGCTCGCGGAAACGTCCCGGTCACCGCTTACGTCGGTGCCGGGTACAAGCGTGACCCTGCGGCGGCGGCGGCTCTCCTGAAGCTGCCCCGCATCGCTGAACGCATCGAAGAGCTGAAGCCGATCTACCATAAGCGGTTCCGGACGCGGGTCTCTCCCCAGACAATCTTGAAGCAGAGAGAGGCCGACAATGCCGATCCTTGAAAATCCAAAGCACGATGAATTTGCGCGGCTGCTGGCACAGGGTGTCAAGCAGGGCGAAGCCTACGTGAAGGCCGGGTATTCCGAGAACAAGGGCGCAGCCTCCAAGCTGGCGAACAGTCCGAAGATTCAGGACCGGGTCGAAGAGTACCGCAAGGAGATTGCCCAGAAGGTCCAGACCGCCATGACGGTTGTGTCTGAGGAAAACTGGGAAGGCCTCGCGGACATGGGCCTGACCATCGAATGGGTCGCGCGCCAGTATCAGGTCATCTACGACCAGTCCGTTCAGGCCGGGAGCTTCGCTGCCGCCAACACCGCCGTCGCCAACATCCAGAAGCTCATCGAGATGGAACAGAACGGCAAGAAGGCGGAGGAAGCCTCCGCCGAAGACAAGATCAGCGTCAAGGACACGCTGGCATTGCTTGGGGGCATGAAGGACCTGCTGTCCGCCGCGCCCACCGAGACCCCGACACCACTCCCCGACTTGATTGACATCACCCCCAAGGAGGACTCATGACGGGAGTTTTGATCACCCAGCCGGAGCGCGCGCAGTATCGCCAGCTCCTTTCCGAGCTGGAAATGTACGCCAAGAAGTTTGAGGATCATTTGATCGGGACAGAGCTGCTGCCCGCCAACGTGATCCAGATGATGGAGAGCCGACTGGGCACCAGTGACCCAGCCGCGATCCTGAAGGCATTGCGCAGCCTGCGCGCCCACTACGACAAGGAATACGACGACAAGCTGGCCTATGCGGGTCAGTTTCGCTTTTCCCCGTTCTGCGAATACATGCGCCGGGATGAGGTCCCCGCGCTACATCAGGAATTTCTGATCGACCACATGGAGCTGGTCCATGAAGCCGCCGCCACCAAGGGGGCCAAGGGCATTTCTCGCCTCGCCATCTCCCTGCCACCCGGCGCAGCCAAGACCACCTACGCCTCCCACCGCTTTGCGGCTTGGCACCTCGGACGCCGCCCGGATGACCGGTGGCTGCAGGGCGCGCACACGCAGACCTTTGCCAAGGACCGGCTGGGTAAGGTTGTGCGGAACCTCATGGGCGAGACCCGCTACAATGAGGTGTTCCCCGAGATGCGCCTGTCCGCCTCATCGAGCGCGGCAGACTATTTCGAATTCACCGGTGGGGCGGGCTACTACAAGGCCGTGGGCGTCGGCGTGGGCATCTCCGGATACCGTGCAGACATCGGCGCGATTGATGACCCTATCGCCTCCCGTGAAGATGCGGAAAGCGCCACGATCCGGCGCAAGCTGCATGAATGGTTTGAGGATGACTTTGGCACCCGCCCGATGCCGGGGTCCCCGCTTTATGTAGTGAACACCCGCTGGCACGAGGATGACCTCGTGGGCAACGAACTGCAGAAGGCCTCAGAAGGCCGTGGCGATCACTGGGAGATCATCAACATCCCTGCCATCTCTCTGGGCGATGATGATCCGTCAGGAAACGGCGATCCGCTTGGGCGTCCTGAGGGAGAGGGGCTGTGGCCTGAGGTTTTCGGCACCGAGTTTTACCTGTCCAAGAAGCGGTCGATCACGGGCCGGTCGTGGAATTCCCTGTACATGGGCAACCCGGTCGATGAAGAGGGCGGCGTGCTGAAGCGTGAAGACGTCCGGCGCTACAAGAATGTGCCGCGCGACGAGACCCGCAACGGCAATATCGTCAAGAAGGTGGTCAAGCGTGTCACCCTGTCCGTTGACTGCGCAGAGAAGGCCACCGAGCGCTCGGACTACACCGCTGCCACTGTCTGGATCGAGACCAACGAAAAGAAGCACTACATGGTGCATGCCTCCCGCACGAAGAAGGAATTCGTGGAGATGGTGGAGTGGATCGAGCACATTGCGCGCACGTGGAACGTCGATCAGATTCTGGTGGAAGACCGTGGGGCAGGGACCCAGTACATCCAGATCAGGGAGAAATCCCCCGGCCCCGCGCCGGTGATCCCGATCAACACCAAGCAGCAGTCCAAGGAATTCCGCTTTGACGGTGTGACGCCGATGTTCGCCGCTGGCGAGGTGTTCCTGCCTGAGATTGGCACGGACTGGGTCGCGGATGTTGAGGCAGAGATTTTCGCCTTCCCCGGCGGGAAGAACGATGACTTTGTCGATACCATTTCGCAGTACCTCGCCAAGGCGCGGGAAGGCTCCCGCAACCGGCGCGGCGTGCGCAAGATGCGCGCGTCTACGCATGCCCGGTGATGTCATTTAAACTGACACCATAGAGCAAAAGAAAGGGGCGCTGACGCGCCCTTTTTCATGCCACGCTGACAGAGACGAAGCTGCAGGCTTCCTGATGTGCCGCCAGCGCTTCCTCATAGGTCCCGCACCGCGCACAGGCCAAGTCGCTGTCTCCGCCAAACACCATGGTTTCGAAGAGCATAGGCTCCCCCGTCACAAAGCCGTGGTCTATCCCGAGGAACACCGTGCTTACCCGGACATCGTTGAACACGTCCTCGGCGACGCGCCGGTTCTTTTCCCCGCTCTCCCCAAAGCACCACTCCGCCCACTCCATATGATCCCCGACGAAGGGGAGCACTTGTTTGTCGCGGAGGATGTAGCGCTTCAGGCCGGGAATGTTCATGTTAGTTCACAGCCCCTATCTGCCACTCACCGATACGGCGCTGCCCGCTTTCAGCAGAGTCGTCCAGCTCGAAACATTCCCCTTCGGTTTCCTCAGGGTGGTTCTGCACGATGTCTCCGACCATCGACAGGATCGACAAAAGGTCGTCATCAGAGTCGTATGTTACCATTAGGGTTTTCATGCTATCGCCTCCTGCTGCACTCTTATACAGCGAACGAAGACGACAGGCCAGCGTTGCGCCACTTCACGTTGATGCGCTTCATGTGGTACTTTAGGTCCTCGCCCTGCTTGTTGACTTTGTCGTCGGTGCTCTGGTTGACCATGTCATCGGCGATGCTGTCCATGGTGTTGCCGTCGACCAGCTCTTCCAACACCCGTATCTGGTCCTCGTTGTTGATGTCGAAGGTGATGTGCATGGCCCCGTTGGAGAGGGTATGGATCATGCCGTCCAGAAGCTCCTTCAGGCGCTCTTCCGCCTCTTCATCGGTATCAACCCCCCAGACACCATCGCCGGAGGGGCCAAACACTTGGGCCATGGCGTCGGTCACCTCGATCCGGTGATTGATCACTTCAGCTTCTTCAGGCATCAGGCGCATTTCGACCAAAGTCATATCACATCCCTCCTTTACGTGTTCCGATGGACAAGCGCGGTGCATTCCCACCCTGTTCTGCGATGGAGAGGATCAGGTCTTTTACATGCGAGACCGCGTCGGATTTCAGTTGAAAGTCCTCGCTCTCCCCGATGGTGTCGCCAGCGGCGTTGTAGCGGGTGACGTACCAGACCTTGTGTTGGGACCAATCGAACCAGACATCGATCTGGGCCACCTTCTCATCGATCTCGTCCATGGCTGTGCGGGGGCGTCCGCCGATCACAACTCGCATCAGCGCTCTTCCAGCGACTCTTTTACCGCCGCGACGTTCGGGAAGGTTTCCCCCACAACACGCGAGCCTTTTGGCTTGTAGTGGAACCCGCCGCCCTTCGAGGGGCGGATGACCCCGATGTTTTTGCCATCGAGCGCCACTGCGATTTCGTCTTTACTGGTTGGGGTATAGGTAATCATGCGGCCTCTCCTTCAACCAAAGAAACGGTGTCGGCATCCTGAAGGGAGTGCAGCAGCTCACGGGCTTCTTCGACCTGCTCGCGCATCATCTTTGATAGTGCGTGGTCGTGGTCACCCGCCCCCGTCGCGTCGTTCAGCATGCCTTCCCATTTCTCCATGGCGGAAGAGATGCAGGTTTCCATCAGGCTCTTCTGTTTTTCGGTCAATGTCATGTCGGTCTCCCTTAATGCGTTTCGATGACACCTGAATAAACGGTGTCACCGATTCTTTCAAGCATCAATTATGCTTCAAGCCGATTTTTTATCATCTCCTGACTGTGCCACAACCAGAGCGGACAAGCCATTGTTGATCACCCGGATCGGAACGCTCTCAACGTAGGCTCCCCGATCCCAGTGCGGCACCCCTTGCAGGTCCATGATATGGCCCCGTGGGTAGGCCTTGTCCGTCCAAGCCGTGAAGAAGGCCTCATGCGCGCCCATGCGCTCGGACAGGTTGGCGCACCAGCTACAGGATAGCCGATACCCGCCATCTTGCCCATGGATCACCAGTGTTCGTTCGTCGTGTCCGCAGCTCGGACATTTCCGCTTGTGGGGCATCACCCATGCCATCAATCAGACGCCCCCATGGGAAAGCACCCCAAAGGGTCAAACAACCCTGAGCGAGGAATGGCCTGCAACACACGGTCGCACGCATTCTTTGTTTCAAAGGGGCCGACTTGTTCGACCCCTTCCGCGTTGTTCCCGAGGATCAACACCACCAAGATGAATTTCATGTTTAGTCCTTTCCTTGTTAGGCCCAGTCTGATCCAAGCAGTTGCAGCATCGTGCGCCAGTCCGGGCGCTCGCCTTTGTAAGCGATCCCGATCAGCTTCGGGGTGCCCCCGGCGGGCTTGGCGTAGAACCGTCGCTCCTGCTTCACGAACTGCTTCCCGAATGTTTCCACCTCAAGGGTGAGGCCCTTCTCTTCGCACAGCTCTTCAACATCTTTACGGGTAGAGTCCCGCCAGATTCGAAAGGGGGCGGGCATCAGGTTTCAGGCTTGATGGCGCTTCGGACCCCTTCGACGATCCCGTGGATGACATCGACTGCCATCCCGTCCTGAATACAGTCAAGGCTCGCGGTCAGCCAAGCACCTGAAGGGTTGGGCGTCATGATGGTGCGCTTCACAAACTGTGCCCCAGAGAGGCGACGCCGCGCGCGTAGGTATTGCTCCGCTTCAGTGTCAGAAGTGATCCCCATCTGCTTCATGTGAGAGACACGGCTCTCCATGGTTTGGACGCATGAGGTTATCTCGGGAAGGTTGGCTTTCATGTTGTGTCTCCTTGGGCTGCGTTTCGGTAGGACTGAACATAGGGGAGGGCGAAACAGGGTTCAAGGGGAAAAGTCAGCTTCAAGCGTATTTCAGCCCAGAAGCCCTGACCCGTTTGTCACGGAAATTTGCCAATCGCCTTGTTTTATGAGAGTTTGAGGACGTTCATAGAACCTCTCTCTTCTGTCACTTGCCCTGCTCTTTGGAGTGGGGCATTCTTTTTCTATGGATGAATCACGCTTGAAGCAGAATATGTTGAGGCAGGCTCCGGCGAATCACCGACGCTCGCCGAGTCGGCGTTTTTGTTTCTGCGATGTAAATCAGCCCTGCAAAACGAATCTCCTTTCCAAGCCATTGTATTTTATCACATTTTTTGAAACCGACCCACCCACCATGGAAAAAGGCAGATAATCGTCTGCCAAATTCCCCAAAAAGGCACATCTGTGATCACAAAGGAAAAAAGCACATCTTATCAATGACATGTGCTATTTTCCAGAAATGTGCCAAAAGCCACAGAGGCTCCCAGAGAATGTGCTGTTTGATTCTGCCTGAATCACCTTTAAGGAGAAAAGAGCCTAAATCACTGATTTTAAAGGGAAACTTTTAGCACATCTGCCTTCAACATGTGCTAAATGGGGAAAAATCGCACATCTTTAGGGGGTAGAATCGCCTGCAACTCGCCGCTACAACTCCCGAAACTTGTTCCAGCCAAATTCAGCTTGAAGCCGAATCTGCCCTTGACCGAAGTTACATTGAGGGGTAAACCCGGAGATACCGGAACGCACAGGAGGAACAGCGAGACCGCCGCCATCAAGCGCTTTTATCAGTGGGCGGAGCGCGCCGGGTCCCCCTGAGTTTGGATCGGGACCCATCGATATTCTGACCGGGCCGGGACCCTCTCAAATTGAAGCAGGGACCCTGCCGGATTCCGAAAGGGGTGGGGTCCTTTTTCGCCGAGACCCGGATTGAAAGCAGCTTTTGTTCGCGCGCTAACGCGCGTATGAACAATCTCCAAACTAGCTCTTGCATTATTATGCTTGAAGCGGTATTTACTACAAAAACCGAAACACAAATACGGAGGGACCCTAATGGCATATACGAAGGAAGATTGGTGGCACACAGACAAAGACGGACGCCGCATCGGCTGGCTCTGGCCTGAGGACATGGAGGCGATCCTTGAGAGCTTCTACGGCGAGCGTAAGTGGGTTAACGCCTTCTCGCAGGCCTTTGGCTTTTCGCGCTCCACTGTGGACCGCTGGCGCGACGGCACCACCCCAATCCCCAAACACGTGGCACAGATCGTCAACATGCTGGGAACAATGAAGGTGCGAAAACTGCCCCTTGATGAGGTTCAGGCAGACTGGCTTCCAAGTGGAGACGGCGCAAACGCCAAACAGCCCGCTGACGCGGCCATGGACTAACCTGCTGAGTCTGAGGCGCGGGGCCTGCCCTGTGCCTCCACGACGGCAACACAGTCCCCGGTAGATCAGCCGACTATGTGACTTGCTCAGGGCGCGCGTCAGCGCGCCTTTTTGATTCGGTGCTCATGTGCGCCGCAGGTGCCCGTACCCGGCCCAATGTTACGCTGAGATGCCCTAATCGCTCACGCGCCTGCCGGATCACCTCAACGCTCGTTGAGTTCTGCCCGCCCCGGCGCGACCCCCCACCCAAATCTAAACGAACGTTGAGCTGCCGCCGCGCCGCCTCGATCTCTTGGCATCACACCCGCTCGATTTTGTTTTGATGATCTCTCGTTTTGATTCTGGCTCGATTTTGTTTTGACGATTGCTCGTTTTGACTCTGGCGCGATTTTGTTTTGGCGAACGCGCGTTTTGACTCTCGACCGATTTTTATTTTTGGCGCGCGCGCGTTTGGATTTGCTCTGGCGCGATCTGGCGCGCGCACAAAAAAACACCCGCGCAGGGGCCAGAGCTTTCGTGCGGTCGCTCAAGCGTCTCCGGGCGGATGCCCTCGTTCCAACTTGCGTTCACCGACGTCAGGGTCTGGCCCCCGCGCGGGCTGTCTCGCCGCGCCTTCCGTCTTATGCAATCAACCTATCTGATTCTCTTTACCGCTTCAAGCACAAAATCAGCTTGAAGCGGAATTAATTGTTTCACGTGGAACAATGCTTCAAGCGGAATTCGAAACCACCTTGAAACCGGCGCGCGCGCGGCGCGCTTTGGCGTCACGGCACAACACCGCATAACGGGCGCGGCGTTCCTCTTTTGTGGCAATCAACCCGGCGGGCAGGTCTGGAACGTCTTCCAAAATTTGCGCCATCAATTCGCTTTCATCAAGCGCGGCGTTAGGCAAGCGGTGAATCGTTGTCATAGGGGACTCCCTCAATAGGCAAATGAAAAGGGGCGCGCCGCGCCCCCTTTGGTCACATTGTGTCAATGCACCCGCAATCCGTTTGATAGACGTCAACCGACCCAAACGAAACCGCGATTTTAGTCAAAATTTCACCCGATACCGGCCAGCACTCAGACTCCCAAAATCCAACCCCATGGCCGTTTCGGGTCATCCAAAAATCATGCGCCGCGCGCTGATAAAGGGGGTCCCGACCAATTTCTTGCGCGCGCGCAGCGTGGTCAAGATACGGGTAAACACGCCAGAGGAAAGCTTCACATTCTGCCCGCGCCCGCGCCTTGCATTCCGCATGAAACGGTAAATCCGCGCTTGGCTGATCCTCTTCCCCCGTATCGGTGAAGACAAGCGCCGCCAAGTAATGGGAAAGGAACGTGTCGACGTCGAATCTGTTTTGCATGGTCTCAATCCTTTGCGTTTCGGTGATTCCACTTTTGTCATATAGGTTGACGCCCGTCAATCATTCTTTTTGGCTTCAAGCGTAATTTTGTGCTTGAAGCGAGTCAAAGAATCGGAAATAAAGCCCCTACCGAAACGCAACGCCTAACAAGGAAAGGAAACGGCATGGCAAACGGTGCAATCATTTGGGAAGGGCCTAGCGAGATTGACGGCGCGCCCCTTATCGTCATCGCAACGGGCTTGAAAGCGTCAAGCCGCAACGCGAAAACCGGTAACCTGATTCAAACGTGGATTTTGCGCGCAGATATGAATCCGGTTGACGCCACCAAAACCGGCGACGACTCGTCAATCTGTGGCGATTGCCCCCACCGTGGCACCATTGAAGGCGGCAAGAATGTGGGCCGTTCCTGCTATGTGACCGTGTTTCAAGCGCCGCGCAACGTGTGGCAAACGGCGCAAAACGGCAAGTATATGCGCCTTGACCGAGACGCCGCCCGCGCCATGTTTGCCGGTCGCAACGTCCGACTCGGCGCTTATGGTGACCCCGCTGCCGTTCCTTTTGAAGTCTGGGACTCGGTCCTAGCCGACGCCGCGCGCGGGACCGGTTACACCCACCAATGGCAAACCGCCGACTCGCGCTTTGCAAAATATTGCATGGCAAGCGCCGACAGCGTGCAAGAGGGGGAACAAGCCCGCGCAATGGGCTACCGGACGTTTAGAGTCGGCACGCCAGCCGAAAAAATGGCACGCGGCGAATTCCTTTGCCCTGCCAGTAAAGAGGCGGGCGCAAAAGTGAATTGTGCGCAATGCCTCGCCTGTGGCGGGCTTTCAAGCCCGAACAAGGCAAGCGTTTTTATCCCGGCGCATGGCGCAGCGGGCAAGGTGAAAGCATTTGAAGAAAGGGCGCGCGCCACGTGGAATTGATCCTAGGACTCCTCTTAATCGCCCTTTTCATTCAGTTTTAGGAATATGGCGCGCCCTAGGGCGCGCCTTTTCTTTTTTGCGCCGCCCGGATCGACTGGACGGATTCCGCCGACCCTCGCGTCCCCTACTAGGCGTCGTCGCCGGTCCTGACCTCACAATCAACCTAGCCGATTCCCTTTGCGGCTTCAAGCTAAAATAATGCTTCAAGCGAATTTTTACCCCTTGCGAATCGTCACGCAAAATGACAAAAAGGAGTCACCGAGACGCCAACACGAAAGGAAAAAGCATGGCACGGAACAAATACCAACCCGAACAAGAGACTGAGCAACGCGACCGCAAGCGCGACCGGAACGGATGGAAGGCGGACCGCCAAGCCCAACGCCGGAACAAGCGCCAACGCCGCTCTTTTGAAAACGGGGGCAAATTCTAATGCGCACGCTTGATCCTAAACTTGTTTCGCTATTGCTGGAGTCCATTGGCAACCAATTTGTGACCGTGGAATTCATCAAGAAAGATGGCACGCCGCGCACGATAAACGGCCAATTGCGGGCCGCGTCCCGCCTAGTCGGTAGCGCACGCGGCAAGGCGCAAGGTGAAGCGATGAAAGAGCGGGGGCAAGTCTGGATCGGCACGCCGGACAAGAAAAGCAAAAGTTTTTATCTTGACCGCGTGACCGCCATCCGGTGCGCGGGGGCAGACATCAACGCCCGCGCAGAATGATAAAGAGGGCAGGGGAAACCCTGCCCTTTGTGTTTTGCGCCGCCCGGATTGACCGGACGGATTCCGCCGACCCTCGCGTCCCCTACTAGGCGTCGCCGCCGGTCCTGACCTCACAATCAACCTAGCCGATTCCCTTTGCGGCTTCAAGCTAAAATAATGCTTCAAGCGAATTTTTACCCCTTGCGAATCGTCACGCAAAATGACAAAAAGGAGTCACCGAAACGCCAACGGGAAAGGAACCCACCATGGCCCATCACTCTGCTACCGCCACCTACAAAGGTTTTCGCATTTTCAACACCTTTTTGGGCGCACGCCGCGCCGCGCGTAAGGCACAAGGGCCTGTAATTGGGTATATGCTGGATCATCCCCAAGGGGATGCATTCCCCACCCCCCGCCGTATCACGGCAAGCGCCAACCGTGTGGATGTGGCTGAGTCGGAACAATTCGACCCGTACGAAATCAAGGCCAATTGAGGCGGGGCAGGGGAAACCCTGCCTTTTCCTTTTGCGCCGCCCGGATCGACTGGACGGATTCCGCCGACCCTCGCGTCCCCTACTGGGCGTCGCCGCCGGTCCTGACCTCACAATCAACCTAGCTGATTCCCCTTGCGGCTTCAAGCTAAAATAATGCTTCAAGCTGAAAAATAGGTGTTGCGAGATGCAAGCGAATCTGACATAACAGACTCACCGAAACGCAAACACCCGAAAGGAAAAACAAATGGGCTGGTTGATCGAAGATATTTGGAACGGACCACTGAGCTACGCCGACGAAAAAAAGCGCGTGCAAGCACATTACACCGGCTCTCATGACGTGGAAGGCGGCAAGCTGGAATACCGCCCCCTGCACATCTCAAACGCCCGCCCCGCGTGGTATGTCGCGGTTGAAGTGACCGCCCCCGCCGGTCACGATTGCGCCCCCTATGACGCGGAAACCCTGCCAGACGGTCGAATCCGCTATGTGTTCGCTGAAGTCATGCTGACCCGCAACACCCGCAAGGAATGGGGATATAAATGCATCTGTGAAGCCTCTGGCCCTTGTGAGGCAAAAGCCCCTGTGACCCTTATGAAAAAGCTTTCCCCGCTGGACGAAAGCAACACCCGCGCAGACTACGCCAAAAAATGGCGGATCACCTGCCAAACCAACCGCGACCGCGACAACGCGGCAAAGGGGTTGAAACCGGGCCAGCGCTTCAAACTGAACCGCGCCGCCGATTTTCGCGGGGTGGAAGTGGACACCTTCACCGTTCTGGACGCCGCCGCCCTTGGCTACCGCAAAGGAACCCGCGCCTATCATTGCGCAGAGCTTGGAGTCGTTGGCTTGCGCATGGCGACCCTAAAAGAAGGCTTCACAATTCTGGATTAATTCGGCTTGAAGCGAAAGAATCACTTGCCACGCGTAAGTGATTCTGTCATAACAGACTTACCGAAACGCAACGAGGATCAACACAATGTCGGATGACTGCCAGAAACAAATGGAACGCACCTGCAAGTCCATCGCGGAAACCTTGCGCAACCCGCCCAAAGTGGATGACAACGGCAACGAATTGGACGAAAACACCCTAGAGTGTGAAGATACCTTTGGCGACTCTGCATGGGTCCGCGACTGGACTCTCCGCGTCCCCGCCGCTGAGTTTGAGGGGGAAGAAACCCACAAGGGCGGGGCTTACATCTATGACCCCGACGAAATGAATTGGACCTGCAAGGCAACCGGTGAAGTCTGGGAAAGTGATGCCTTTTGGTGGACCGAGTCAGAGGGTGACTTGATCCTAGGCGGCGAAACCGTTGACGATGTGCGCGATATGTCCGCCCATGATTTTCTGCAAAACGCCCTAGACACTGAATATCGCGTAGGTGGCGACAAACAATATCGCAGCGCTGAGGTGCTTGTGGGCTGGGGCGGGCCGAATGTCTGGATTGATACCAAACGCGAAACCGTAAACGCCGCTTGGGGTTCTGATACCTTCACTTGGTCCTATACAGACAATATCGGCCTAGATGACGCGCTAGAAGAAAACTTTGATTGCTGAGGCAGATCATGAAATTGACCTTTTTAGGGCATGAAGTTGAAGCGCGAAAAATCGCCCCCACGCGAAAAGAGCGCTTCAGCTTTCACAGCCTGTCAACCGTACCACAAGCGGCGTTTAACGTGTTTGTTGAGTATGACCCGGAAAACAAGTTTCTGACTTTGCACTATGAGATTGCAAACAAAAACGCCGGAAAGTGGGCTTGCAATGTAAACGGGCGCGTCAGAGTGTTTGACACACTAGAGGGCCTTAAAAGCTACATTGCCGCCAAGGAAAAGCAGAGCGAGAAAACGCGACGCGTGGCCCTAGAACAACGAACAAAGCGCGGCACAAAGATACGCAAACAGATAGCGGGATCGTTGCGGCATGCCCGCGCACTGGGGCTAGAAATACGATAAGAAAGGCGGCGAATTTGCCGCCTTTTCCTTTTGCGCCGCCCGGATCGACTGGACGGATTCCGCCGACCCTCGCGTCCCCTACTAGGCGTCGCCGCCGGTCCTGACCTCACAATCAACCTAGCTGATTCCCCTTGCGGCTTCAAGCTAAAATAATGCTTCAAGCTGAAAAACAGGTGTTGCGCGATGCAAGAGAATCTGACATAAAGGAATCACCGAAACGCTAACAAGGAAAAACCCATGCAAACCCAACCCACAAAAGCCGAACGGGAAATCCGGTGGCCCGACCTGCCCCAGAAAATTTACGGACGCGGACGTAATGGGGACTTTGTCACCACAGGTATCGAAGTCATGGGTTCGGCGGACATGTCCTCGCTCTACCTGTCAAACTTCACCAGCAAGGGGAAGGTAGCGAACGGGTGGACCGCCGTACCGAATGACCCCGAAACGATCCGCAAACTTGCGGCGTCCCTCCTGTGCATCGCTGACGAAGTGGAGAAAACCAATGCAAGCGTTTGACGGTTCTTTTGTCGCCACGATCCTCAACCCTGAAACCGGCATTCCATTCACCATGCGCCTTGTGCGTAAAGGTGAGGGCTATGGCCGCGACCTGTGCATGATCCATGACAAGGATCGCCCGCTAGTCGAATTCTATGACGCCCGCCACGGGTGCGACCCCTCGATTGAAAAGGCGGGCGCGTTTGGTCAATTCGTGTCGCGCTACTATGTCGACACACTCACCCGCAACAATGCATCCAATGTGCATGGACTCAACCTTGACGGCGGCGTCCCGTCGTGGTCCCTGACAAGTGGGGGAATTCAAGCCGCTTGCGGCATTCTGGCAAATTGGACCGGAATTGTCGCGGGGGTGGAGACCCGAGAAACACAAGAGGCATAGCATGAAACTGATTTTGAAAATCGCCGCCGGTATTGTTCTGGCTGTCGTGATCCTAGGGGCGCTATTTGTTGCCGTCCCTGCCCTTATGGACGCCCGCCTAACTGCAAAGGCGGAATCGATCCACCTATCCATGTGCGAGGGGCAGGGCATTCCCGCAGCGGAATGCAAAAAACCCTAAATTAAGCTTGAAGCGTAATTTTTCCTTGCCGAGCGTAAGCGAATCTGTCACAACAGACTCACCGAAACGCAACGCAAGGAAAAACGGAAATGACACGCTTCGCATTCCCTCTAATGATCATCACCCTGACTGTCTGTCTGGTCGGTCCAATGGCGACACAATACGTCGCGGGTGAAGCGCTGGCACACGCCGCCACCATCAACGCAAAACTGGCGGGGATGAAATGAGCGGGGTTGACGTCTATTACAATCTGCACCGCAAGGTGTGGTCCCTCCGCAGCCGTAAGAACGGCCTTGTGGTCGCACATACGCGCATTGTGTCCTTCCCCCATGGCGCACGCCTTGTGGTGCGCGCAGCGGGCCGGAAACAGGTTCTCCTGACCGGACGCAAGAACGTTCACGCCTTTGTGCGTGGCGATAACTATGACACCTGCACCGATGTCGCCCGTTGGATGGATTTTTGCGACGGCCTGACCAAAGCCGCGCCTATTACCTACAACCCCCACCGCGCGGATCACTTCACCCGCCGCGACACCGGCGAACGGATCGACCATGCCGCCGCCGTGGTCATGATCGCACCAGAAGGGGCCGCGCCCCGTGTTCTCGCAGTCCCTGAATAAGGAGTCACACCATGGCACAATTCCAACCCCGCCTTAACATTTGGGCGCTTTCGCCCACCGAACGCGCCGCCCTTCAGCCGGGGCAGCACATCACCGCAGGGGGCGCTTGCGGCGTCTACCTAGGCCAGACCGCCAGCGGCTCAGATGTCGCCATGTGGGAAGACAACGCCAAGGGCCGCAACCGTTTGGCCTACCTGAAAACCTTGCGCAAGTATGCGCGCAATAATTCAGCTTGAAGCATATTTCCCTTGTGGCGGGCAAGCGAATCTGTCACAAGGGAATCACCGAAACGCAACCGAGGAATTGAAAATGCTCTATGTTTTCTTGCTGACCATCTACACCGAAACCACCACCGACGTTTATGTCGAGGACAGCGGCCTGACAGGCGCGGATTGCATCGCGGCGATGGAAAACTACACCGCCACGAATCCCGGCTGGACGCACGGCAATCCGTCCTGTGAGCCGGATCATGCCGCCATGCCCGCCGTGTTCACCCACAACGGGCAAGAGGTGGTTCTCCCAGCCTGTGAATACGAAGACTCGTCTAATTGCTATTGGGACGCAGGCGCGCGCGTCAACGGGCGGGGGCAAAGCTTCTATGACATCGCCGGAACGGCTTACTTTTTCAAGCCCTGAAAATTCGGCTTCAAGCGCAATTATAGCTTGCCATGTGTAAGTGATTCTGGCATAAAGGAATCACCGAAACGCAGCACACAACAAAGGAACCTGCACCATGGCAAGCGTCGAAACCCAAATCTACATCGAAAAAGCTGGCACCGAATTTGAATGCACAGTCACCGCCGAGGGTGATGTGAGCGTAGGTGGCAGCAACGGCTATGGCAGCGATGAGCCTGCATGGCAGGAAGTGGCAGACCTGAAGCTTTTCAACAGCCGTGGCAAGCCGGTTTCCGAACGGTTCACCAGCGCCCTGACACGGGCCGATTGGGGTCATATCGAGGAAGCCTTGGTAGAGGCCGCAGCGGATTTCTAAAGGGGCGGGGGCATAAACGCCCCCAAACCCTGCCCTAGACAAAAGACGGCTTCAAGCTGACTTTTTGCTTGTGGGGCGGGGCCGAATCGCGTATAAAGGAATCACCGAAACGCAGACAGCAAGGAACCTGCACAATGTCCAAGATTATCCACAACGCCACCGCCGCCCAGTACCTGTCCAACCATGGTATGTTCCACAAATTCGACGCCTCTTTCACCCATGAGGGCGAGCTGGTGCATGTGACCGCGCACCACCAGTACGACATATCCACCGCCAAATACTTCGCAGATGCACCACAGGGCGCGCTTCTGGTGTCTGTGCGCACCATCACCAACGGAAAGCGCGGGAAAGGCCGCACGCTGGGGGATGACCAGCGCAAGGTCATGCTCTCACCAGAGCAAGCGATGATCCTCACCCCCACAGTGATGTGACACAGGACAAGGGGGGCGCAAGCCCCTCACATACACGACGAATCATAGGGCATCGGGGGCATACCGGTGCCCTTGGCACATCAAGCGCGATCAAAGCGATGATCAATCAAACAACGCTTGAAGCAACAAAAACTTGACAATAGAAAATTCCAAGGGACCCAAAGGGGGAGTAGGGGTGGGGGTGATTCGGGCGCGTAGGTGCTGTCAGCGAGTTGTAGAGCAACTTTAGGGTTACAGGTGCCCCCAGCGCCTTCCGGAGCAACCGGGGGACCCACGGGAAAAAGGGGGACCCCTGTTTGGATTGCGATTGGCCCCACAAAAATTTCAAAATTTGACAGAAAAAGTGTTGCATTTTGGCAACTAATTCTGACTTGGGCGGCAAGAATCCCTAGAATCAGGCCCATTTTGACCCGTTTTCCGTGACACGGTTGACAGATATGTCCGATTCGCTTACTCAATGTCACATCAAGTCGCAAAACACGAGCCAAGGAGGGCCGCATGTCGAACGAACGCTTCGCCGCTAACGCGGCCACAGGTAATCACGCTGAACGCAGTCTGATGATGCCACTCGAACAGTCATATCCATTTATTGGCTGATCCACTCCTTCGCCGGGACGACTAATCCCAAAATCTCAATCTGAACCCATTCATCGAGACTCTGCGCGCTGACGCGCGCCAGCACCGTCTCACTGACCTTCTGAGGTCCTGAATTGGTTCCCTGACCCACCTTCTGAGGCTCAGAATGGGCATATTGCTCGTTTTTTGACCTTCTGAGGCGGAGAAACCCTTCTGATCCTCGGATCGAAGCGGCAAATCCCGGACTTTTCTCTGGGTTACAGGCCATATCACGGACTTTTAGGGGTCCAAGGCCGGTAAATCACTGTCCTTACAGGCCGTGTCAGAAAAAATTGCCGAATGGCGAAATTTTCTCTTGCACTGTCAGTTTGGATGACATAGAAACGCTTTCACCGGCAGCGAGCAAGTCACACAGAGTGACACGCAAGCAAGGTCGGACGGGGTTCTCCGGGACGCCCACGCTCTTTGAAAATTTGGCTGTCTATGGCTGCTGCGCCACTTGGCGCGATAAATGATGAAGCAGTCAGCATAGTAGGTCCCATCCGGGGCGCGTCAGCGCCCGTAAGAGGCGGGTGTCCGATAATCTGTGCAAACTATGGCGCGTTGGACTTCAGGTGAGGTCATCTGCCTTTCAAGCAGAAGAGACGGGATCGTTACCCGTACGCGCTACCATATTCCTATCCCTACCGCGCTACGGCGTGACTAGGGTCGATTGCCCCTATTGTTGTATCTCCGGGGGGCGATTAGGGAAGAACCCTCCGGTTTCTGGTCTAGGCCCGCTTTTTGCGGAGTGCCTTCACCGTACCGTTGAGGGGCTTCCAATTGGCTGTTCGCGTCGACGCAAAGGGTCGTTCCTCCTTGTTTCGGTAAAACACGCGTCTGCGGACAGTCATTTCGAAGTCCTTCTGGTGACATAGCTCAGTTGGTAGAGCACCCGGCTCATAACTGGGAGCGCGGTGGTTCGATCCCACCTGTCACCACCAAGAAATTAGCAGTGCGTAGCTCAGACTGGTAGAGTGCTCCCCTCGGACGGGAGAGGTCGCAGGTTCAAGTCCTGTTGCACTGACCAACATACACCGGACCGCCTCTCAACGATGCGCAACTGTCGAGATCGGTACAAACGGAGATCGTCCCCCGCCACCTAGGAAGGGCAGGGGAAATCGGTGATCAATATTGCAGGGTGGAGCAGTGGTTAGCTCGCCGGGTTCATATTCCGGAGGTCGCAGGTTCAAATCCTGCCCCTGCAACCAAATTCAGTCGGTGATCCGAAGGGTTTCGAGGTCGCCGCCGCCTTCGATGAACAAACGCGCCCACTTCGGTTTGTTCCCCAACCCACTCCAAGTCTCTTGGGCGTTCTCTGGGTTACGGTACTTGGCCTTGTAGACCCGTTTAACGGCAGGTTTCTTGACCACCTCAGTAAGAGTGAAGCCAGCGTCTGCTGCGACTTTTTCAATCTGCTTGAGAACTTTTTTCCGGTCCCGCTCTCGGGCCGCGTCAAGTTCTTGCTCGGCGCGATCCTTGAGTAAGCTCAACTCAGAGAAAGAAAGGGATTTGAGGTCAATATCGGAGATCATCAGTGAATTCCTGTTCAGTTTTGGCGGGAGTGCTTACCATTCAGTTTCGTCATTGGCAATTGGCGAGGGGACGAGCCGGAAGTGGGGGTGCCGCAGCGCGTGCGGAGTACACCGGGCCATGGCGGGGAAAACTGCTCCCCAGAATTCAGAAATCCCATTGTGGGATAGGGTCGCATGAGGCCCTTAACGACAGCGGCGGGCGACCGGCGTAAAGGTGCTGTCCCAGCAGCGCCGCCCTAATGGAGGGTCGGATCATGCAACCCCAGACCGACTTCGCCGGGAAACCGTAGCGTTGTGCCTCCGATGAGGGGGCTAGTTGGTAAGTCTGTGCGGCGGGTGCGAAAGCATAAATGGATCGGGTAACGCCTAGGTCCAGTAAAAGACCGCAATCTTCCAGTCGCATGCACAACAGACGAACAAGGATGGTCAATGGGAAGGTCGAACACAGTCCGAGCATTCGCGTGCTAGGGCGAGAGACCAGCTTGAGAGAAGATGGGGAGACAATCCCCGGAGCCTCGAAGAGCCGTTTATTAGGCCGCAAGCCGAACGACAGGTAGGTGTGTTGTATTCTGTGCTTAACAAGGCATGGAGCAATCGAGCCAGCACATCTTAGGGAATTCAGTAGCTCATTTGGTAGAGCAATGGACGTCTAATCCATCGGTAGCAGGTTCAATTCCTGTCTGATCTATGAAAAAGCGAAAGACTGGCTCGGTGCCATGAGAAAGGCGATTAAGGCTGTGCCCCTCGGGGAACGCAGCACACTGTAGCTCGCAAGGCGAAGGTGTTTGTTCGAAGGCAAGGCGTAGCCCCTCAGCGGGGGTGAACAGCTCGCAAGGCTGACGTTGCGACGACGGACGTGTATCGTGGCATGACAGGACTACTGCCTTGGTCCTCAAAAACGGCATCGCTGAGAGATACGATTGCACTGGAAACAGGCTTTCGTGGATAGGCCCTAACCGACGCTCTAGCAGGCGAAGGGTACGGGGAACTAAAGGCTCTCATTGAAAGGTATAATCTCAGCCTTCCAACCATCAGCTTCTTCTGGGGTGACCGGGCGCGCCGCCGTGACTCATAATCCTCGGCGCGGTCCTTTTTCTCACGCAGGGCGAAAGCAGCAGAGTGTGAGCTGTTGCCACCCACCCGGCCCCACCACAAGAAGCTGATCGAGGCCGCGAGCCTCACCATAAGGCTGCTGACCCCGAGACTGCTATGATGGGGGTGGGCAGAGAGCCAGACGAGAGCGTCTGTCAGTGGCCTTTTGGGGATGCTTGCATGGGTCATCTCATCGTCCACTAAGCGTGGTGTAGGGATAGGTCTCTGGGCGCGGCTATGTGTCTGGGAAAGGCCTTGAAAGGAAGATCGCCGTTAACGTTGAGAGGATGCAACTGTCCTGCAATAGGGAAGCGGAGCCGCGCTCCTTCTTGCAATCCACTCGTGGAACTCCCCCCACCTCGGGAGCCTAAACACATAGAGGATGGCGCGCAGCATATAATCCTCCGGCGCGTGAGACCGGACCCGGAGTGGGACGGTAACCGGGAATGAAGCCGCGAGCCTCACCTTCAGGGCACCTGATGCATCGAAAGATGTGCCCCCTCCCAGTCAGGTGTCTTGTAGGTGGTGCTTGCACCACAGACGCACGTATATCTTCTGACTTGAAGACACTTCTGGACTGGGGGGCAGTACCCCACAGCTCCACCAAAAGCTCCCCCAAGGAGCGACACTACGCCAGTCCCATCGCTCGGGACCGGAAGAGAAAGCCGAAGCCGCCGCGCTCGGCGTGCTTGGGGGAGTTTTTGATGGGGCTGAACTAGGATCGACAGGGTGGATAGGGAAAATGGGGCGTGCCGGTGAGACTACCACCGTTATCGGTTCAACCTTTACAACTGCAAACGAAAACTTTGCTCCTGTAGAAATGGCGATGGCTGCGTAAGCGCGAGCTTACAAACCTGAACCCTTTCACGGCGCTTCCCGGTGTGCGTAGCAACAGAAACATCGGACCTAATTCTCATTTTGCGGCTCTCTGCCCCCTGCTGAGGGGTACGCCCGCAGGATAGGTTGGCGAGCGCCTAGGACAAGTCTCGTAGGATGGCTACCTTGATAAACAGCTCGCCGGGTGATGCGTGAGTAACCAAACGTGGTCGGCCCGCGTTCACACCAAAGGATCAGCAGTCCAGCCGCCTAATTCAACGCGAGTGCGGGCGAAAAAGGGCCTGTAGTAGCGGGCGGGATTCTGAGGCCCTGAGATACCCATTTGGATCGCCAGTAGCCGCCCAGTACCGCACATGAGCTGGAAGGTGTTCACCGCACCGCAGTAGTGAGTGATGCAGCATTCCTCAGGGGGCCGAACGGGCGTTTGCCGACAGTTCCGCGCTCGGGATTGAGTCCACGAGAACCTTCGAAATTAGTGTGTGACGGTTCAAGGCAGGTTCCGAACAGTGAAGAACCTCCCACAAATTCAACCCGACAGAAGGAGGCCATGATGACCACCGAAGTATTCCGCTGCGTCGCAGGCTCTCGTCTCTTCGGGACCGCCACGCCAGCATCCGACACCGATTACAAAGCCGTCCACATCCCGGACGCACGGTCGATCCTTCTGGGCACCGCTAACGCGGTCATCGACCACTCCACTGGAAGCAAGGACACGGCCAACACGGCTGAGGACGTCGACATGGTGTCTTTCCCGATTCAGAAATACCTCTCCATGCTGGCAAAGATGGAGACCAACGCTTTGGAGATGCTGTTTGCTCCCAATCAGATCGATGACTGGGCGTGGAAGCAGCTCGTTGAGGACCGGTTCAAGGTTCTGAATATCAACAAGAAGGCATTCACCGGCTATGCCAAGGGTCAGGCGATGCGATACTCGGTCCGAGGGGGCCGCGTAGCGGCGCTGGAAGCCGTGGTGGACATCCTGAAAGACTTCAACCCGCATCACCGGGTGATGATGGGCCGGGACGCGTTTCAGCGCCTGCGGATGATCAAGCACGTCACGTGCTACACGAAGAACGAGTTCGGCAGGGAGGTTCCGTACCTCTCTGTGCTGGGCCGTGAGGTTCCTATGACGATGAAGTCAGGGCAGGCCCTCAAGGTCTTTGAGAAGCCGCTTCTGGAAGCCGGTAAGCGCGCCCGTGATGCCGCGTCAGGCGCAGGTCCGGATTGGAAGGGCTTGTATCACGCACAGCGGATCGTTGACGAAGGCTTGGAGCTGTTCAGCACCGGAGAAATGGTCTTCCCGTGCCGGGAGGCGGACTACTACCTTCAGATCAGGTCTGGCGAGCTGCCGCTCGACGCCGTTCTGGATCGGTTTGAGGAACGCCTGATCGAGCTGGAAGAGTTGAAGCCCATCTCGGATTTCCGGGAAGAGGCCGACAAGGCGTGGATCGATGAGTTCGTGATGTCATTTCACGAGCAGAAGGTGATCGACGCATATGAAGAATGGCGCGGGGCGGCGTAAGCCCCGCGACACGTCGTCTTGCATGCGGTTTAGGATGATGCAAACCAAAGGGGAATAAAAGGCCGCAGATCGGAACCTGTTTCAGGGAACATCCGGATGTCGCCAACCGCGAGACCCGAGGGGTGAGCTAGGCATTACGAGGGGCCATTTCTGCGCGGCCCCGCACCTAGCGGGCGCAGAGCCAACGTCAGTGTTTGCCCGGTGTACGGGCAACCGCCAACACGTCCAGAGGTCCGTGGCATGGGGCGTGCTGTGTATTCACCTTGCATGTTGCTGGTGGCAGAAAGGATCGTTCCGGTTCAAATCCGGGCTGACGTTCGTGGATAGGTATGCAAGTGGACAAAGCCGGGGGATTGTAAATCCCTTCCTGAGAAGGTTCGTAGGTTCGAATCCTACCCTATCTACCATTGGAGAGTGGCGGAACGCTATACGCCGCGCGATAGAAAGCGTGTCGGGGGGCACCCCGAGTTGCAGGTTGGACTCCTGCCTCTCCAGCCATGCCTGAGTAGCTGATGTGGTCTTAGCGCCGGTTTGAAAAACCGGAGATACTGGTTCGATTCCAGTCTCAGGCACCAGAATTACTTACGCGCGCGCCCATTTGTCACGCAAACTTGCGCGCACGTCGATTGTGTGTCATATTCCCGATCAATCGAGGATTAAATGCCGTACCAGATCAACACCACCCACACCTTCATCCTTGATGGATCGGAGACCAACGCAGGACAGCGCGCCTTTGTGCGTGACGCTCGTGCCTTCGCGTTGGATGGGACGGAGTTTGGCTCGGCAGCGAACCGGATGTTCCTGAAGGACCTGCGTGCCTTCGTCATGTCCGGGCAGGGGGACAACGCTACAGGTGCCCGAGGTATGGCTACCTCGATGTTTGCCTTGAGCGGCCCGCCCCGCAACGCAATCCACGCGAATACGATCACCTTCTCGTTCGATGGTCGCCCTTGGCAGCACAACATTGTCACCGGGCGCGTATCGGGAAGCTTCATTATTGAAAACGCCGCACAGGAGACGCCTCCAACATGAGCATCCTTCGCATTGCATGTGGCCCCGCTGACATTGGTGCTGGGGGCTACACATGGAACACCACCGAAACCCGTGTTTTTGACCCCACCCGCGTTGAGGGGGCATTTCAGATCGGGGAAGAGGAAGTGCTGCTGATGCCGCACCCTGCACCGTCAGGCACTGAGGTCTGGTATCACTGGCGTCACGCCCAGCGTAACGCTGGCTCCGTGCTGGCTGATGGTGACTTTCTCCACATTCAGGATGAGAACGCGTTCGATCTTGTCCGCATGGAGTACGTCGACTCGCGCATCCGTATGGAAGTGGTCGGCGACACAAACGAAAACACCGGGACCCAGACGCTGGCAGCGTACACGCCGTACTCGTTTGACCTTCAGGTCATCGTTTCCGCAACGATCACCGCGCGCTGGTACATCAACGGTGCCCTGTACGGAGAAATCACCGTTGCCAACACCGGTGGCAAGGGCGTGCCCCGTAGCGCGACTTGGTCATACCCGATCAACCCGTATCAGGACACCTACTGTTCTGAGATCGTGATTGCCGATGAAGACACCCGTGGCCTCCGCATTCGCGAGATGCGCCCGCAGTCCTTCGGCATCTTTCAGGAGTGGGATGGTTCCATCAGCGCACTGCGCGATGATGACCTCGCCACCGGCATCTCAACGGATGTAGCGAACCGCCGGGTTTCTTTCGGTGTGTCCAACATCGAGAACGTGCAGCCGGGGGACGTGATTAACCGGGTGGTCGCTCAGACCTTCGCGCAGAAGGGCGAGACGGGTCTTGGCACCTTCAACCATTTCTTCCGCTTCCGGGACGGAACGGTCAGCGACGGCGCAGACCAGACCTTGTCGGTTCTGGGGGACTACTTCTTGGAAGAGTTCCCGCTGAACCCGGACACGGGCGTCGCATGGACCCCGGCGGACTTCAGCTCCCTTCAGACCGGCTTGCAGTCGAAGACCTGATGGGTAAGCGTTCAAACTTCGAACGGGTAGAGCGGGACTATTATCAGACGCCTTTTGAGGCCGTCCGCCCGCTGCTTCCCTTCCTCCCCACCGGGCGGTTCACTTTTGCTGAGCCGTGCGCCGGGGATGGGCGTCTCGTTCGCCATGTCCGTGAGGGCACAGGCATGCGGGCGCAGTGCATGATGGCAACCGACATTCAGCCGGACGCCGACTGGGTATCCCAGCAGGATGCCTTGGAAATCACCGAGGACGCGCTCTATGAGACCGACCTCATCATCACCAACCCTCCGTGGGATCGCCGCAAGGCTACCGGGCAGATTTTGCACCGGCTGATCGACCGCTTCGCAGCGCTGCGTCCGACGTGGCTGCTGTTTGACAGCGATTGGGTTCAGACGGTTCAGGCCAAGCCCTATCTCGAACGCATGGTCGCGACTGTTTCGATTGGTCGGGTCAAGTGGATCGAGGGATCGAAGATGTCCGGGAAGGATAACTGCCAGTGGCATTTGTTCCACCCAGACGCCCGTTCGATCTGCAAGGCACCCATGCACTTCGGTCGCGGCATCCTGCCGTATCCGGGGTTCGTCGAGGAATACACCGGCGTAGGCAACTTCACTCCGATCTTGCGCGCCGCCTGAATAGGAGGCCCGCATGGTCAAACACGGAACGGCACCCTTCCTTGAGTGTTCTTCGAGGGGTGACCGGCGCTTCTCAGCCTTCTACGCGAAGGTGCGAGGAAAGAGCATTGAGCAGTGGTATCAGGAAGCCAAGGATTTGGGTGATCCACTCGCCAATGAGACCCTCACATGGCGCGAGCGTCAGGGTCTGCAGGCCGTAAATCAAGACGAATGCCACGAGCTGTATGCGCAGCTCTGGGACGAATACATGGACGCTAACCCTGATCTCCTTCCGGTCATCAAGGCAGCGTCTGGCCTTTCCGACGTGTTCGGGAAGGAAGGCCACGCCTGTCAGGCGACAGAGCTGTGGCGCATCAGGAATGCATCCGGTTAGCTCAGCGGTAGAGCGGGAGGTTTACATCCTCCGACAGCGGCGGTTCGATCCCGCCACCGGATACCAGATCGGGTCCTTAGCTCAGCGGTAGAGCGCTTCGTTGACATCGAAGAGGTCACTGGTTCAATCCCAGTAGGACCCACCATGAACGGGTAGCCAGACAAGCCCTACGCGAGAGCGACTGGCATCCCTTGCACCTATGAGGTTCGGTGAACCCCATGGGTTCGGTAAACCACGGTAAGGCTAAAGACTGGGCGTTTGCGCGCGAAGCATCGTGGGATGCAGCGGCTTCTAACCCCGACGTAGGCAGGTTCAACTCCTGTCGCGCGCATCACGTGCATGTGGTGGAATGGTAGACACGCCAGCTTGAGGGGCTGGTGCCCTAACGGGCGTGCGGGTTCGAGTCCCGCCATGCACACCAACAGATTTCGTGGGAGTGGTGGAACGGTAGACACGCCGGGTTCAAACTTCGGTGCCTTTACAGGCGTGCGGGTTCAAGTCCCGCCTCCCATACCAGTTTCCAGTATTTCAACCCCAACAGAAAGGACGCGCCATGAAGTCGTAGATTAGGCCCCCGCCTTGATTTCTTGAGATCACCAAAAAAACTCAATGAAATCAAGGAAAAGTGAAAATGTGTACTGAACTGAAGATCAAGTCAAAGTCCCTCGCCGCTGAAGCTCGGATGATCCGCGCGGAAGAAATCAAGGTACGGGATCACGCCCGGAAGCGGTCCTCCCTGCAGAAGCCTACCGGCAAGCTGAATGCTCTGCGCCAGCGTCTCTACGATCACCGCATTGATGTGGTTCGTTTTGAAGCGCGCGCGACGTTCCTTGCGCGGGCTTACATCTCCGGGAAGACCCGCAGCGTCGTCGAGGCCAACAAGGTCACGGGCGCACGGGTACGTCGCCGCGCCATGAAGATCGCGGCGAAGTATGGGCCGAACTACAACGAGGGTGAATTCCTTCGCTGGCTCGACGCCTGAAAAAAGTCCTGCCTCCATTGAGGGGCGGGCACATTCCCCGTGGCGCGCAAGGTGTGCGGTCCGACTGTTAATCGGCTGTAGCTAGGTTCGATTCCTAGACGGGGAGCCAGATACTTGCACATGGCCCTGTAACGGACTATGTTGATGCCATTCGCGAACTGTGGTTCTTCTGGTTCCTGTGTTTGCGTTTCGGTGGCGTTTTCGGAGGGGGTGTGCGCCTGAACAACCCCCTGTCCATCTCAAAAAATGTCAAACCGTTGCTCTGCTTTAGTTGACATTTACGCGCCTTATGTGTTAGTAAATGTGACAAAGGACAGAATCACTTACATGACCGACGATCCGCATCATTCCCCTTACTGCCCAACCTGTGGCAGGCCCAACCCGATCCAGCACTCCCCCGAGTGGTTGCTGAATCACTTCACGGGCATTTTCGGGAACATTCTGGCGCTGCTGCTGGAATGTCGTCGGGAGCGACGAGCCGCATCAAAGCGAGAGCTTTGTTACGCCGCGTATCCCGACAGCAAAGATGGACCGCCGATCACCGCACCCAGCGTGGTGCAGGTCACGATCAGCCGAGACCGCCTGAAGCTGCATAAGCTGGGCTGGGACGTTGTCGGACCATCGGTAACCGGAACCGGTTACCAGCTCGTCGCATTGGAGCCGCCGCAGTAATTGCTGCTCGCTCCGGCACGTGACGGAGCAAACAGCAAATTCGCGGGGAGGGGCCGGAGGTTCCTCCCTGCACATGGACCGGTAGCTCAGTGGTAGAGCCGTTGACTCTTAATCTTCGTGTGCCGTGGGTTCGACCCCCACTCGGTCCTCCAAATACACATGGTGCGCGGCCCGGACGGTAAGGGGCTAGATTGCAAATCTAAGGCAGGTTTCGGCCTACCCGGTTCAACTCCGGGGCGTACTTCCATGCTGGCTAGGTGTTGCAGGTGTACACGCTCGGCTGTGGACCGGGAGTAAGAGGTTCAAGTCCTCTAGTTAGTTCCAAGGCAATGGTCCTGTTGCCGTCAGGGAAGGCCCCGGACTGTCTATCCGGGAAGGCGGGTTCGAGTCCCGTCAGGACCGCCATAATCCCAAGCCCCGACCGCAAGGAGGGGACCTCGCAACGCGAAAGCGAATATCCGGGCAGGCCAGCGGGCCGGATAGGGAAACAAAAGGAGGGACGCATGATCGTACTCGTCACTGGCGGACGCGATTACAAGGATCAGCGCGAGCTGTTCGGCGTCCTCGACAAGCTCCACGCGGAGCGTGGGTTCACTTTCCTCATGCATGGAGATGCGCGAGGGGCGGACCAGATGGCCCACCGCTGGGCTAAGAAGCGGGGTGTGCAGCCCGTTGCCATGGAAGCCCTCTGGGATGCCGAAGGCAACAGCTCAGGCCTCAAGCGGAACGCACGGATGCTGGAATTCCGACGCCCCGACGTATGTGTGGCGTTTTCCGGCGGTCGCGGCACCGCAAACATGATGCGCATTGCGCGCGAAGCTGGCGTCGAGCTGATCGACGTTGAAGATTTTTACGCTTGATCCGGCGGAACCGGTGGCGGGTCTACGAAGCCTGCTTACGGAGGTTCGACTCCTCCATCGAGCGCCAATTCTGGGATTAAGGCCTGCAGTTATCGCAGGCCTTGTCCTTCCTCTTCTGATTGGCCTTGGCACGGACGTGTTCCACAGCCTTGTCAACGCCAATCAGGAGCAGTGCTGCCACCCAAATCGGGGGGCTAGTCGCGGTGAAAATGTTGAATGAAAAGTAGATGAACCATACGGCAAAAAGTTCGATGGTGAGGATCAGGATTACAGGCAATCTCCCAAGTGAGGGTCTCCTTTCTGGTTAGAGTTCTTTACTATTTCACTCTACTATATTTTCACTTAAATATCAACGCTTTTTGCGGATGTAGCTCAGAGGAAGAGCGTCTGGCTTCCAACCAGAAGGTCGGGATTTCGAAATTCCTCATCCGCTCCATTGCCCGGTCGTCTAGTGGTAGGACGCTTGACTCTGAATCAAGAAACGCTGGTTCGATACCAGCTCGGGCATCCAGTTTGCGTGTTTTCGCTCCCGACAGGTTGAGCGCCGACACCCGACACGGAAGACCAGCCCCGTGAAATAGGCTGGCACGAGATGCAGGCGTAGCTCAGTTGGTAGAGCATCTGGTTGCCAATCAGAAGGTCGTGGGATCGTGACCCACCGTCTGCTCCATTGTCCCGTAGCTCAGCGGTAGAGCGGAGGTCCGATAAACCTCGTCAGCGCTGGTTCAATCCCAGCCGGGACAACCACAAATTCCCATGGGGCACGTCTATGGGGTAGCGGGCGATCCTTGCAAGATTGCCGTCATCCGGTTCGATTCCGGAGTGCTCCACCAATTATGAGGACGACTATGTCAATTCGAGACAACCGGGGCAAAATCCCCAACTACGTTATCTCCGGCGGGCGTCTGACCCACCAACCGACAGGCCAATCAGTTCCCCTCCCACCCCGTCCAAGCGATGAGGACCTCCGGGAAGCGATGAAAGAGCTGGTCGGGAACTAGGTGGCCTTCTTGTGGATGTGGCGGAATGGTAGACGCGCTAGGCTCAGGTCCTAGTCCCCGAGAGGGGGTGCAGGTTCGACTCCTGTCATCCACACCAACACAACGCTGGCATAGCTCAGTTGGTAGAGCGCCTGCCTTGTAAGCAGGATGTCGTCGGATCGTGACCGACTGTCAGCTCCAACAAATTGCACGGTTCATTCGGGAGTGTGGCGGCACTTGTCTGGAACCAGTCTGGATCAGAGACGTAAAATATGCCCGTGCATGTCCGCCACAGATTCAATGGATGGTGAACCCGGCAGGGCTGGGGACCGCCTCGAAAGCGGTACGGCGCTTCGGCGCTGGGGATCGAGACCTCCGCCATCCGCCATAAACAAACTGGACGTGTGAACCCGGCAGGGCTGGGGACCGCCTTGAAAGCGGATCGGACCCTCCGGGGTCTGGGGATCGAGACCCCCGCCGTCCTCCATGCCTGCGCCAGCGGAACTGGTGGAGGGCCTCCGAAGCCTTCTTACGGATGTTCGACTCATCCCGTGGGCACCATAGAACAGAGCGTCATTGAGGTGGGCCGCTCTCTAAAGATCAGAACCACTCCGCGTAGCGCCCGCAGGGGCCGGGGCCATAAAGGCCGAGTACCTGCTGTCCGGCAGCGGCGGACATTATAGGGGTGTAGCTCAGTGGTAGAGCAGTGGTCTCCAAAACCATGTGTCGGGGGTTCGATCCCCTCCACCCCTGCCAATTCAATGCTGCAGTAGCTCAGTTGGAAGAGCGCGTCCGTGGTATGGACGAGGTCGTCGGTTCGAGACCGACCTGCAGCTCCATTTGTTCTCTTTTTGTTCTTGAAATTTTCAGGCGAATCGTCCATATATGCATTGCACGGTGTCGAGCGAAAGCTCCGCCAATTTTGATGCGACACAGAGAGCAAATTGAGGGCGATCTGAGCCAGATCACTGCCCATCTACACGACCTAGCGCTGCGCGGGGCGGATGTAGAGAACCTAGCGAATATCCGACGCCTTAAAGAGGCCTTGGACCTTGTTATCCAAGAGGCAGAGTGTTTCTCGCCACGGGTAATTGAATTCCCAATTTCTGGGCAGTGAACCAGTCAGGTGGCTGGGGCCGGTTGCTAACCGGTACGGCGCTTCGGCGCTGGGGATCGAGACCTCCGCTGCCCGCCAATTTGAAGGAACGAGTATGAAAAATTCTCTAACCCGTCAGCACCCGCTGACGGGAAACCCCACTTTGTACATTCTGATGCGTACCGACATGGGGTCTATGAACGCCGGTAAGGGCATGGCTCAGGCCGCTCACGCGGCGAACGCATTCATTGCCGATGTAGAGCGTCCGGAGATGTACGGATGCGTGATCCATGCTGCTGTTGAAAACTGGCAGGAGAGCACGGATCAGAGCTTCGGTACGACCATTACTCTCGCGGTCCGTTCAGAGCGTGAGATGGAAGAAATTGTTGAAGCGGCAAAGGAGGAGAACCTTCCCGCCGATGTCATTAACGACCCGACGTACCCCGTCCGAGATGGGGAGGTCACCCATTTGCTCCCGATCAACACTTGCGCCTACGTCTTTGTGCCGTGCCGCGTTGCTGCCCCGTTCTCCGGGCTGGCGGGTTTGGAGCTTCACCCGTAGCAATAGGAGGTCATTACAATGCTGCGCGCCACCCTCGTCGAAGAGATCAAGAGTTACCTCGCGACCGTCTCCCCGGAAAGCAAGGTTTACATTGGCTGCGATAGCAGCCGCCGGAAGAACAAGCAGGGTGAGTGGTCAGCATCGTACACAACGGCGGTGGTCGTTCACGTAGACAACAGCAAGGGCTGTAAGGTGTTCTGCGACACCGAGACCATGATGGATTACGATCAGCGGCATGACCGGCCCTACATGCGGATGATGAACGAGGCGTACAAGTCAATCGAAGCGTACCAGCAGCTCGAAGAAGAGCTGTTGGAGCGGGAAGTTGAAGTACACCTCGACATCAACGAAGACGACCGCCACGGCTCCAACTGCGCGCTCGGCGCAGCACGGGGCGTCGTCCTCGGAACCATCGGATGTGAAGTGCGGGCCAAGCCCCACGCTTTCGCAGCATCATACGCGGCTGACCACGGTGTACGTGGCGGCTTCCAGCGTGCCGCATAAGGCAAAAAACTCTGACAGGCGGCGAGATTGCCTGTCATTTGGACGGTGAACCGGTCAGGTGACCGGCGGCGCTTGGAAAGCGTCTGGCTCCTTCGGGAGTGGGGATCGAGACCTCCGCCGTCCGCCATACCCTCAGCACAATGCGGCATTGCAGCGTGTTTGTTCGGTTTTTCGGGCGATGTAAGCTATAATGGCACTGTCAGAAAATGCGACCATTGAGGCAACCATGAACTTCCTTTCGAACGTTTTCCGCGCCTATCAGAAGGCCCGGACCTGCAGCGTCCTTTACGGACTCTCCGATCAGCAGCTCGCCGACATCGGCATCCAGCGTGAACGCATCCCTGCCCACGTTGAAAAGGTGTTTGGTGGCTGACATGATCAAGGCATTCAAGCGCTGGCGCGCAGCGGCGCGCGTACGGAAAGAGCTGTGTCAGCTCTCTCGCCGCGAACTCTGGGACATTGGCGTGTCTCCTGCGGAGATCGAAAAGATCGCTTGGGATCATGCATTTAGCACCCATCCATAACGTCCGTCCGTAGCTCAGTGGACAGAGCAGGGGGCTTCTACCCCCCGTGACGAGGGTTCAAATCCTTCCGGGCGGACCATGCTGGCGTAGCTCAGTGGTAGAGCAGCGCTCTCGTAAAGCGAAGGTCGGGAGTTCGACCCTCCCCGCCAGCACCATACATCAAACAGGGCGTAGCTCAGGGGTAGAGTGCTCGGTCGGGAACCGAGAGGCCGCTGGTTCGATCCCAGCCGTCCTGACCAATTCATAGACAGCCAAATTTTCTCTTGCGAGTGACCCGTTTTGTCAGTATATTTGACATTTGGTCACACTTACTTGCATATTGTCGGCAACGCAAGCAACAAAACTGCCGTGCAATGAGCAACTTTACCAATCCAGAAATTAAGGCCCAGATCGACGTCAGCGTCTCTCCTGTGCTGCACCCTGACTACCAGTATTGGTCCCGCATCTGGGCCATGATCCGTGACGCGGAGATTGGCGAAGTCGAGATCAAGCGGAAGGGCCAGAAGTACCTTCCGAAGCTTCAGGGCCACGACAACGACCAGTATCACAGCTATCTTCACCGGGCCGTCTTCTTCAACATGACGTCGAAGACGCTGAATGCGCTGTACGGCACGATGTTCCGCCGCAATCCGAAGATCACAAATTTGCCAAAGGCCTTGGCCCCCCTGACCAAGAACTTTAGCAAGGACGGTATGAGCCTTCACTTGACCGCGAAGACAGCGGCGAAGGAAGTTCTGGCAGTAGGCCGCTATGGGATGCTGGTTGATGCTGCGCCTGACGGAAAGGGCAGCGCCTACGTCGCCACCTACACCACCGAAAACATCCTTGACTGGAACCTCGAAGAGATCGATGGCGAGTGGAAGTTCACACGCGTTGTTCTTCGCGAGATTTCCTACAACCGCGAGCACGCACGTCACATTTCCCCCTACGAGTACACATCGCGCTTCCGCGTTCTCGTCCTTTCGGAAGTGGAGGATGGCTATGTGTATGAACAGCACGTCTATGAAGACCGGGAACTGAACGGAATCCCCGATTTCGAGGCCATGCCCGACGACATCCTGATTCCAACGGTACGTGGTGAGGTCCTCGACTATATCCCGTTCCAGATCATCGGCCCGTTCACCAATCACCCTGACGTTCAGAAGCCTCCGATCCTCGACATCGTGACACTGAACTACAGTCACTACCACTCCTATGCGCAGCTTGAGCAGGGCCGCTTCTTTACAGCAAACCCGGTATATTACACTGCGAACGGCACAGGTGACGACGGCGAAGGAGAATACTACGTCGGCCCTGACATCGTTTGGGAGCTGGGCAAGGACGGCAAAGCGGGTGTCATCGAGTTTCAGGGACACGGCCTGAAGTTTCTTGAAAGCGCCCTGACCATGAAGGAGTCCCAGATCGCGGCCATCGGTGGTCGCATGATGCCGGGGACCAACAGCGGTGCCGCCGAAAGCGACAACAGCCTCAAGATGAAGGAGCAGAACGAACAGACTCTTCTTCTGAACATCTCCGACACCATGGATGAGGCGTTCACCAACGTCATTCAGTGGTGGTCCGATTGGAACAATGCGTCCCGCGAGCAGATCGACAAGATTGCATTTGAGGTCAACCGCGACTTCCTCCTGAAGGACATCGGCGCGCGTGAGTTCCGTGCGATCCACCAGATGTATGCTGATGGCGTTATCCCGGTCGATGCGGTCTACGAGTATCTCCGCAAGGCTGAAGTTGTCCCTGAGTGGATGGATGCGGACGAATACAAGGCGCTCCTGAACGACTCCAAGCAGTTCCCGCACATGGTCGACGTTCTGGCCCGCATGAAGAATTACCCGGACGCCAAGTCTTTCCATGAGGAAAAGATGCGGAAGATGGAGATGAAGCATGA